GAGAGTGAATAAAATGAAAAATGTTTTTAGACAGATTTGGATCATCTTAAAAGGTTTTGGTTATGCACGTGCAGCAGCAGAAAAAGCAAGAATGGGCGATCGTCAAGGTGCAGTCGCTCTGATGCAGGAGTATGAAAAGTGCAAGTAAATAACTGGATCCCAATGACTGAAGATGATTGGGATTGGGTTAACGGCATACCACCTAAAAAACCTCAGTCGTAAAAAGCGGGAGGCCTCAGTGCCTCCCATCTCTTTTATAGATAATACTATGAAAGAGAAAACAAACCATTTAGTTTCGATGGAGACGGTCCGATTAGGTGATTGGTATATAAAAGCCAGTCAGATGAAAGGATATGTTTTATTAACTATGATAAACTTTTACAATGGTAAGTTCGTACTACAGCATGTTGATGATGTGCATAAGGCAAACTTAATCGTTGAATATGTTATTGAAAAAGGTGATTTATGATTAAAGTACTTCAATTAGTAACTGCACAAGAAATTATCGGTGAAGTTACAGACCACGCAGATACATTTACTGTTAAAAATCCTGCGACAATCCACATGGTACCACAACAAAACGGCGGTTCGTTTGGAATAGGATTGATTCCGTTTATGCCATATTTGGATGGTTCAGAAGTTAGTATCAACAAAGACAAAGTAGTAATTACTGCAGAACCTTCAGTGGAGATGCGAAACAACTACAACAAAATGTTTGGGAGTGGTATCCAAATAGCCAATGTAATGCCAAAATAAGATCTAAAGGTATGTACTTTTTTATCTCGTTATGGTATAATAGGCTATATGGAATTCTACACAAATATTTCTCGCTACGGCAATCAACTTCTCTACCGCGGTTACAAAGATGGTAGACGAATTCAAACAAAAATCCCGTTCTCTCCTACGCTCTATGTTCCAGTAGAAAAATCTACTGCATGGAAAGCGTTAGATGGTAAGTCGGTCGAACCTGTCCGACTCGAAACCATGCGTGAAGCCAAAGAATTCCTTGAACGATATAAAGATGTGTCGAACTTCGAGATCTATGGCAATACAAATTACATTGCACAGTTCGTTGCAGAGAAGTTCCCAAATGAAATCAAGTTTGATTCTTCATTAATCAATATCACTACTATCGATATCGAGGTTGCTTCTGACGAAGGATTTCCTGAACCTGAACAAGCTAATTATCCTATCACAGCAATCACTATTAAGAATAACATAGACAACACTTTCTATGTGTTCGGCCTCGGTGATTACGATGTGTCTAAATCAATCATGAAAGATAATCGTGTTAAGTACGAGAAGTGTCGTGATGAACATGAACTACTAATTAAGTTCATTGCCCATTGGGGTACACCTTCTCACATGCCAGATGTTGTGACTGGTTGGAATATTCGTAACTTCGATATCCCATACATCATCAATCGTGCAGCTCGTATCGTACATGAAGATACAATTAAGAAGCTATCTCCATGGGGTAGAGTCGAAGAAAAACAAGTCACTATGCAGAAAAAGCAAGTGCAGATGTATGACATCATCGGTGTAGCACAACTCGATTGGATGGATCTATTTAAAAAGTTCGGTTATACTTTTGGTCCACAAGAAACGTATCGTCTAGATCATATTGCTAATGTAGTTCTCGGTGAACACAAGCTAGAATACGATGGTACTTTACATTCATTGTATATGACAGATCATCAAAAATTCATCGACTATAATATTCGAGATGTAGATCTTGTTGATCGTATGGAAGATAAAGTAGGTTTGATTGTATTATGTTTTACGATGGCTTACAGAGCTGGTGTCAACTATAATGATACGTTCGGTACAACTGCTATTTGGGATAGTCTAATCTATCGTTATCTGTTACCACAAAATATCGTAGTACCACCAAATAAAGAATCCATTAAAGAAGCCTACGACGGCGGTTATGTTAAAGATCCACATTGCGGCGTTCATGATTGGGTTGCATCGTTCGACGTTAACTCACTATATCCAAACATCATTGTTCAGTGGAACATGTCACCTGAAACCATCGTAAAAGGTCGACACGATCATCGTGTATCTCCCGATTCTATCCTCGAAGGATATCAACCAGAGAAAACAGAATATGGTATCGCAGGCAGCGGTCAGATGTTCTCTAATCAAAAGCAAGGTTTCATGCCTAAGATCATCGAAGACATGTATGATGAACGTGTTAAGATTAAGAAACTTATGCTTGATGCTAAAAAAGAATTAGAAGCATCTGATAAGTCTAACAAACAAGAAATCTATAGGATTGAACGAGACATCGCTCGGTATGAAAATCAACAAACATCCATTAAGATTTTACTAAACTCACTTTACGGTGCACTTGGTAATAAGTACTTCCGATACTTTACTATGGAGATTGCAGAAGGTATCACGTTATCTGGTCAAATGATTATTCGATGGGCTGAGAAAGCCGTAAACGAATATCTCAATAAAGCCTTAAAGAACCAAAAGGAAAAGGACTATGTCATCGCTATTGATACTGATTCTGTGTATGTTAATCTTAGCGAGGTTGTTAAGGTAACTAACATAACTGACAAAGCAAAGATAACCGACTTCCTCGATAAGTTGTGTTCTGATTCATTAGAATCTGTATTAAGTAAATCTTTTGATGAACTTGCAGATAAGATGAATGCATATAAGAAACGTCTTAGCATGAAACGTGAAGCTATCGCAGATCGTGCTATATGGACTGCTAAAAAACGGTACATCTTGAATGTGCTAGATAACGAAGGAGTACGCTATGCTAAACCAAAACTCAAGATCATGGGGATTGAAGCGATCAAGTCCTCTACACCGGGCACGTGTCGCACGGCTTTTGAAGAGTTGTTTAAAGTGCTCATCAACGGTACGGAAGCTGAGACTCAGACGTTTATTCAAAGTTATCGAGAAAAATTTGACCAACTACCTGCGCATGAAAAAGCATTCCCGCGCGGAGTCTCGTCGGTTAAGGAATACCAATCGCGTGACACGATCTACAAAAAGGGTACACCGATAAATTCAAGAGCAGCTATCTTGTATAATCACATGTTACAAAAACAAGGATTGAAGACTTACACACCTATCAAAGGCGGTGACAAGATTAAGTACATCTACTTGTATCCCAATAACCCCATGAAAGAAGATGTTATTGGTTTTGTTGACATATTACCACCAGAATTTAAGCTTGATAAGTATATCGATAATGATAAACAGTTCGAGAAAGCATTTTTAGAACCAGCAAAATTAATCCTTGATGCAATCGGTTGGAAAGCAGAACAAACAGCATCTCTCGAGGATTTCTTTGCTTAACATGTACAGCAAGAAAATTATGTGGTATAATATTATTTTAAGGAGTAAAATATGAGTAGAGATTGGGTGCAAGATATACATGAAATGCACAGTAAATATGGTGTGCGAGAAGTCGTCAGCAAGTTTGATGCAAATAAGTTAGACACATATCTAACATTTAGAGCAAACTTTTTGCAAGAAGAGTTGGATGAATTAAAAACAGCCAATAATGCAGACGACGCAGTTGATGCTTTGATCGATCTTTGCGTGGTTGCAATCGGTACACTCGATGCATTTGGTGTGGATGCATATACTGCATGGGATCGAGTACATAAAGCCAACATGAACAAAGAAGTTGGTATCAAAGAATCTCGACCAAATCCATTGGGATTACCAGATCTTATTAAGCCACAAGGTTGGACAGCGCCAACTCACGTTGACAATGTCGGACTACTTGAAAAGATCTATGATTAATTATGAATTATTCTTTGACAGCGTTTGCGTCTATCTTTGATAATAAGACGCATCGCCAAATACATCATGAAAATTGGGAAGAATTCGAAGCCATGCTATATAAGATGGCTGAAACTCCTGGTTATAAATTAAAACGCGGAGAACGCAAAGCACCGAAGGGTCTTAAAGCTTCTCCATTAATTTCTCCAGCAATATTCCCCGAAGGTAAGACTCGTGCCAATGATAACGTCATCGAGTGGGCAGGATGGGCAGCACTAGATATCGATGACCATAAATTCCAAGGTGACTTACAAAATGAACTACATGCTCTTTACGGTAATTATTATTATGTGTGTTACTCTACCTCTAGTAGTACTATCGATCATCCGAAGTTCCGCCTTGTATTCCCACTTAAATCTAGTGTGCGAAAAGAATCAATCAAACACTTTTGGTTCGCGCTCAACAGAGAGTTCAACAACCTCGGAGATGAACAGACTAAAGACTTATCGAGAATGTATTATGTCCCTGCTGTTTATCCTGGGGCTAATAACTTTATCTTTACTAATGCTAGTGGTAGTGTTATTGATCCAATTGCTTTGATGAATAAACATCCATTTGTTGTACAGCAATCAGGAGTTGCAACATTCATGGATAGATTACCACCAGATGTACAGAAAAAAGTTATCTCTCATCGAGAAGAACTATTAAAGAACGAAGCAAACTATGATTTCGAATGGACATCATATAGAGATTGTCCCTTTGTCAATAAAAAACTTGTGAATGAATATAGCTCTATATCTAATGTAGATGGATCAGGTCGTTATGCAATGATCTATAAGATCATGACATCTATAGCATGTAATGCAATCAAACGCAAGTATCCAATCACATCTAATCAAATTGCTGAATTAATTAGGCAGCTTGATAGAGATACGTCTCGTCGTTATCAGAAACGACCATTGCAGACTGAAGCTGAAAGGGCTTTAGAATATGCTTATAGAACCGCTGAAATCTAATGTACAGCGAGAAATTAATATGGTATAATATACCTATCAACGTTAAGGAAATAACATGCAAAAATCATACTCAAGACCATCAGCAAATATCCTGCTAGAAGCTGCAGAAATCCAAGAGAAAAAAGGTCAAGATTATAATAATGCAGCTAGTCGTGTTGAACAAGCTGACTATTATCCACGAGGCGTAGTCTCAATCCTTGATATCATTCATGCAAAATACCTTCGCATGGTTTCAGTCCTTGAAACTATGGAAGCTGGTGGTAATGTCAACTACGAATCAGTCGAAGACTCAGCACTTGATATGATTAACTATGCATCATTCGTAGTTGCTTATATGCGCGGTGAAGTACCTGGTCAAAAACCTGATCGTGATATCTTCAACAAGCCAAATCCGCAAAATCAAGCACTTATCCCAACCAAATTCAGAGGAACAAACTAATGTATACTGTGTTAGATGTCTATGATATTCGTCAAATCTTGGTTGACGAACTTCGTGACAAAAACTTTGTAACCGATAAAAGCGGTGTTGCAACTATCGAGATTGTAAATGCTGCATTCAATGCAAATGAAGATGCAATCTTTGGTACACCGAATCAAGACTATATCGAACGCGAATTGAAATGGTATCGTTCAATGTCTCGTAACGTTAACGATATCCCAGGTGGAACTCCTGAGATTTGGAAAATGGTTGCAGATAAGAATGGTATGATTAACTCTAACTATGGTTGGTGCATCTATTCAGAAGAGAATGGTTATCAATTCAGCAAAGTTGTCGACGAACTAGTTAAGTCTCCTCTATCACGTCGTGCAACTATGATCTATACTCGACCAAGCATGCATGTTGATTATAATAAAAACGGCATGTCAGACTTCATGTGTACGAATGTTGTACAATATTACATCCGTAAAGGTAAACTCCACGCATCAGTCTATATGAGATCTAATGATGCAATCTTTGGTTATAAAAATGATTGGGCATGGCAACGATATGTACAACAAGAAGTACTTCAAGGAATCAATGGTAAGTGTAATACTGTATATGATATTGGTGATCTTTACTGGAACGTTAGCTCTCTTCATGTGTATGAGCGGCACTTTAAACTAGTTGAAGAGTGGGCAGACGAAAATGGCTATTGAAATTTCCCAAAAATGGGATGAACGATATCTGCAACTTGCAAAAGATATTGCTCAATGGTCCAAAGATCCAAACACCCAAGTTGGTGCAGTTGCTGTAGGTAATAAAGGACAAATCCTATCTCAAGGATATAATGGTTTCCCGCGTGGAATCTTAGATACTTCTGATCGTCTTAACGATAGAGAAACTAAATATAAGTATGTAGTTCATGCTGAGATGAATGTCATCTATAATGCTACGTATTCTGGTGTATCACTAGATGGTGCAAAGCTTTATGTTTATGGATTACCTATCTGCAGTGAGTGTGCTAAAGGTATCATACAAGTTGGAATTAAAGAGATCATCGTATCTGGTGAATGTTTAAACCTCCGCCCCCATTGGAAAGAAAGCTGGGAACAATCAGTCGAAATGTTTGCAGAAGCGGGTGTTATAGCGAAAGCAATATGAAATCAGTAAAAGACTTTATCGATGTACCTACGTCAGATGAAGTCATCATTCTTGGACAGTGTCCATCAACAAAGACCGAACCATTTTCTAATGGTACATTTGCAAGGTTAAAACGTTGGTGTGACACTGTTAATCTTACCGAATGGGACTTTCATAACGTTATACCTAATAAGATAAACAGCTATGATATGAAGGATGTGGACATATTTGCATTGCACGATGCAGTGTATAATAAGAAAGTAGTCATAGCGCTTGGTGGTTTTGTATCTAAAGTATGTTCTAAATATAAAATAGATCATTATAAGATTGACCATCCATCTCCACGCAATCGTAACTTAAATGATCCGCAATATGAAAAGCAAATGTTAAAGAAATTGAAAGCATACCTAAATGAGTATCGAAACAACAAAGTACTATGACGAGTATATTCGTTATTTTAATCTAGCATTAGACCAACAAAATAAGTGCAACGTATCTGATAGTGCACCTTATGGAATGTTGTCTCATGCTGAATCAGATATGAATGATGAGTTATTACATCACGTAGAACTATATGATGTAGTAGAACGTAAGTATGCTGGTTTCTCACAGATCGTCAATGATTGCTTTTATGGTTGGACAGAAGAACATCCATATTGGAAAAAGATGGAAGCTGGTAAGATTACAAGACAGCGTGAAGTAGTTGCTAAAGATTGGACTGGTAAACACAAAGACTTCAAGCTTGCAGAATGGCTTTACATTTTTATTCTACATCGTGTTTGTGGTTCTGCTATTAATTATTCTACTAAGCCTAGTGGATATCATAATACTTTATTGTTTAATCTACATAAAGCTAAGACGATTGAAGGAATGGTTGAGATTGTAAATAAACATCCTAAACCATTCTATACATCTGTAGGATATCAATTCCCTTCATTCCCAAAACCACCAGCTGGATCTAGTTACAAACGAGGCGGTGATTACTATCTAAGTGAATATGCACCACGATTAGCTAGAGAACTTGCAGAGTTTTTAGAAAAAGGTGGTAAGCGAGATCTTCGTGAAATCGGTTCATTCATGTTAGAATGGAATGTAGCCAATGGTTTACGTCAATATCATTTCCAATATGCAGCAGTGGTTGCTGACATTGCAGATTGGTATCCTCAGTATGTTAATAAAGAATCTCCATTTTATTATGGAACGAATGCAGTTGAATGTATTTCTTACTTAGCTAAACCAACTAAGAAGATGAAACCAATTGAGTTCTTAGATAAAGTTATGGAGAAAATTTATGACGATGTTAAATCATATCCATATAATGCTGAAGACGTATGTTGTGACTTCATCCGTTGGGTTGAAAACTATGTTCGACCTGGTGCAGATTACGACCACTTAGATTATGATAATGTATGGTCATCATGTAAGATTAAAGATCATCCATTCGGCCGACAAAAAGCAATGTTAGATCTTGGATTGGTGAAATCATTCAATGGTATGAAAGCACATCCATCAGATGATGCTATTATTAAACAAGCTGGTTTAACCGTAGAACAATATAAAGAACTATGCAAAACGATTTAACACAGTTCATCGACGAACCATATAATAATATAACCTATGATGGCACATCTGAAGTTGTATTAAAAAATGGTAAACCAAC